TTTGTTATAGTATTGTGGAATATACCCAATGGGTTCTATAAAGCTAAAGGTCATGTTACATTTGAAACTGTTAGTAATCAGCCTAATGTATTCTATTTTGGTGGATATGAACCATCAGTAATATCATTTCTTACTGATAAGATCAAGACACCAAGAGAACTGTTTGATTCTGCCATGGATCAGGAGATCCTGAATATGATAGAATTGTAAGAAAAATTATTGAGATAAAAGGTTAATCGTTCCTCCACGGGGCTATGCATCCTAATTGCGAACAACTCATACTGGTAGTTCTGGTTATTACATGTTAAACCCAGCTATGTGTGTGAGAAAGTGGAATCTCAATAATTTAAAAAAATTAAGGTGTAATACAGCAAATAAAATCTATAAATATCCTGTAAATATATTTGAAAAACTTACACCTGACAGGGATACAAACTGCAAATCAAAAGCAATTGTTTTGTAAACAGTCTAAGCTCAACGTATCCCGATAAAAAAAATACAATTCAAATTTTGGTTTTGAAAAACAACTGACTTCTGAACAAGTTCACATACAGCAAATTACAAACTACTGCAATGGTTGATAAACTGTGAACTGATAAAGATACTTACAGCAAATAAAAAATGATAGGTTAATCATAAAAAATAGTATCTTGCATAACAAAACTTAATAACTAAACTAATGAAAACTAAAATCTGTAAAGGCCCATTACATCCTGAGGGAATAGAATTACCTATAGAAGATTTTTATAGTACTAAAATGAAACATGTTTGCTTATCCGGAGAAGTACGTATATATCATAGTTATTTTCCTTCTTGTAAAGCTTGTGAAAGAATAAAATCTAAAAAATATAAAACTCAGAATCCTGAAGTAGTAATTCGTGGTATTTTAAAATATCTTAAGACTGATAAAGGAAAAGCTAAGAAGACAAGAGAACATATTAAATGGAGAAATACTCATAGACAACATAATAATAAATTAAATAGAAGACAAAATAGAATAGATGTTGATACGTTATCTTATGGATATGTACATAAACAATGGAATAAGAGATTTAAAAGAAGAGGATTAATTCCTCCAGAATTTACTAATGATATTTGGCTAGCTGAGTCAATAAAAATTCAAACTATTCGTAAAAATAAACAACTAAAATTAACAGCATGAAATTATCAAGTAATTTAGGTAGGGTTTCTACAGCTTTGTTAAAAATAGTAGAAGATCCTGAACTATTAGATCCTGAAACGAGGGCATCTAACAAAGTTAAAATATCTGCTGCATCGGGTGTTATTGATGCAGAGGCAATTCAGATGAATGATGATTTGCAATACGCAAGAATAGCTGAAAGAGAAGCTCGTGAACGTAGAAAATTAGAAAAAGTATGACACTATTTTTAATTACAACAATCCTGCTGATTATACTTACTATCTATTATGATGTTAGGTTACTCATACTTTGGGAAGATAATGAAATTATTCATAGGTCTCTCGTATTTAACTCTATAACATTAGTTGCCATAGGTACTTTTACTTTGGTATACTCATCAACATTCTTATTTATTGTAACCTTGATTCAAATGGTTATTGTTATTCTCTTAATAACCAAAACATTTTTAAGAAATACTTAACATGTCGTTTGATCAGATAATGATATTTATGTTAGGAGTGCCTGCTTTGTGGTTAGTTAGTAAGAGAGAGTCCCACATAAGAAAGTGGGGCTTTCTTTTTGGCTTAGGTGCCCAGCCTTTTTGGTATATATCAGTAATAGAATCCCATCAATGGGGTATATTATTGTTAAACATTTGTTATACTTTTAGTTGGATTAATGGTATTTACCAACATTTTATTAAAAAATAAATTTGCAATGAAAGAAGAAATAATTGTTAGTCCTATATTGGATAGTAATATTCAGGATCATATAGGTAGTAGTCCCGTTTGGAATAATGCCTTTAAAAAGGATGAGATTACATTAGAACTATATCGTAAGTATCCTTCTTGGTATGCTTATTCGATTAAGTTCAACGGACTCACTCCTGTACAGCTTACAAAACTTGAATCATTTAGTCTTAAATAATATGAGACAATATGAGGATAGTCCTCTTATTTTGTGTATATTTGTAATATATACGATACTTATTATTGTGCTTTTTATAGTATTAATTAAAAATATTTAATTTTATGCCACAAGCTAAGAAAATACCTAAAGTAGAGATAAATACAGAACAAGTTCATAATTCATTTACTTCTAAAGAGTTATCAGATTATCTAGAGGAATTAGAGAAAACTTCTTTTACTGCCTCTAATTCTAATACAGTAAGTAGTCCCGATATAAAAGTAAAACATTCGTATTTTGATACAGAACCAGAAGAGAATATATATGATGAAGATGAGGATAGAGAAAATCCAGAAAGTTTTACAGATATAAGAAATTCTTACTCTAAAAAACCTGAAATTCCTAAAAGGAATCTTGATTTGCTTATTGATTATTCTAAAACTAAAAGTATTACATCTCTTACAAAATACTTATTTAAGGAAGGATTTATAACTAATTCCAGTTCTTCTATGGTATATAATCCAAGGAATATAGATATTGAAGTATTAAGAGTTACCAGTAAGAGAAATATAACTTTTGGTGCTAAAAGTATAGCTATGGATTTGAACTTTGATCTATCTATTGCTATTACATCAAAAGAGACGATACCAGTCCAGGAATCATTGATTGAGGATCTGGTATATATTCTAGAGCAAATATATATGACTCCAAAAGAGAGAAAATTGATATTTCGTTGTACTACTAATGAAGTTCTCCTGGATGTTCTTAAGGAGGCAATACTAAGGGATGTTAAAGTAGATCCTCTATTAAATTCCTCTAAATTTGATTTTAAAAGCCTTAGGAGAGAGGGTTTTTGTATAAAAGTTGCTTATGTTCATTTCATAAATGAACTATTCCTGGTTAATGATCACGAATTTTCTAATTTAGAAAATGGTCTACCTATGATATATAAGATCTTCAATGAATGGCCTATAGAGCCTAAGATAAAATCTGTTTCAGAAGTAGAATATGTTGAAATAGGTGGTAAGAAATTCATTAAGAAAGTGTTCGAATCTATGATTGAATCTAATTATGAATCATTTATAAATAACCTGGAATTAGAAAACTATTTGTATGAACAAGATAATAGATCAGGAAATGCTGGAGATGGGGATTCTTCTAGCGTCGAAAGTCTTAAATTCATCTGATCCCCAGGAGATAGCGAATTTCATATCTCAGGAATTTAACTGTATAGTAACAAAACAAGATGTTGACTTATTCTTTGCAAAGAAAAGTGAGGAGGATTTTAGTGTAGAAAGCAGAAAAATTCAATATTATGGTAGCACTATTTGTAACGATTGACATCCTTGAAATCAAAAAACTAGGATTAAATATTAATGAGTATTTAAATTTGGTAAAACTTAGACACGATGAGGAAAACAAGAGCTTCCCCTACGAATTTGATAGACGATTCGTAGANAGATTAAAGACAGATGGGTTTATAGAATATACAAGTGACAGCACTTGTATTGTTGAGAAATATAAACTAGGGCCTGCCGGTATTAGAGTATTTGAAGGTGATGATTTATTCGAGGAGTTTTTCAGTACGTTTCCAACTGCTGTAGAAACAGGATTGGGCAGAAGAGTAATTAGTGCTAAAGATCCTAATAGTGTCAGTGGTAAGGTCACTCATGAGATCTGGAACAGAGTTACTAAGAATAAACCTCACCTTCAAAGAAAGATCATTGATTGCCTGAAGAGGGAGTTAGAGCATAAGAAGAAGACTAACTCCTTAATGTATATGCAGGGGATTGATACCTGGTTGCGACAAGCAACATGGGAGAAATGGGAGGAAGATATTCCTGAAAATAGGAAAAGTAGTTATACAAAATTATAAAAATTAATTAGTAAAAAATTTGGAATATAGCAGAATTATGTGTATTTTTGTGAAGTTGAATTGAGGAGAGAATTATGCTATATGAAGATGTATTAGGAGAACTTAGCGAGAATAAAAAACGCAGACAATCGGGAGATGTAATAGCTATCCCCTGGTCTTTACCAAGATTATCTACAGTTCTGCCTGGTATCGAACAAGGTAGATATAATTTAATTTCGGCTAGCCCGAAAGCAGGAAAGACGCAATTAGCGGATTTCTTATATGTATATCAGCCGGTAGAGTGGGTGATTAATAATCCACAATCTAATATTAAATTAAAAATATTCTATTTTTCATTAGAAGTGTCTAAGCAAAGTAAAATTAAGGCAGCTATGTGTTATAGATTATATAAAAAATATAACATACTCATAAGTCCTCAAAAGCTTAGTTCTATATTTAGTAATTATATATTAGATGATAATATTGAAAGTATTGTTAACAGCATGGAGTTTAAAGAATGGTTTGTAAAATTTAATGACATAGTTACGTTTTATGATACTATCAGAAGTCCTAACAGTATATTTCACGTAGTTAAATCTTATGCAGAACATCCAATGAATGGTCATTATACGTACAAGACTATTAATTGGCAGAATGAAGATAAGAGTTATACTCCCCGTGAAGTAAGAGATAAATATATCTCAGCTAGACCTGATGAATATGTTATTATTGTTGTAGATCATATTGGTCTGTTACAGACAGCTCCTGGTGAGACTTTACATCAGGCAATAGGTAAGTTCAGTAGTGAATATTGTCTTGAGATGAGGGACAAATGGAATTACATTCCGGTAATTGTCCAGCAACAATCAGCTGATTCTTCAAGGGCTCAGTTTAATTATCGTGGTGATACCATCATAGATAAAATTAAGCCCGATAGTGAAGGGTTGGCGGATAATAAGTATACTGCACGAGATGTTGACCTGATGATGAGCTTATTCTATCCAAAGAGATATAATTTGGATAAGTATGAAGATGTGGATTTGAACCGTATTGGTGATAACCATAGGGAATTTATGATTAACTTAAATCGCAATGGTATATCCAATGCGAGTATTCAATTATTATTTTTAGGATCAAGTTCATATTTTGAGGAATTGCCTCATATACCAAATGAATTTGATTACATGAAGTACGAAAGTATAATTAAAACACAAATTTAATCTTTAATGAACAGTACATTAGTCGGAATTGTTGGGCCTGCAGGCAGTGGAAAAAGTACGTCATTTTTTCCTGAGCCTAAGTTGGGCATAGTGGGGTTAGATCCTAAGCAGACATTCATTATTAATGTATCAGGAAAGCCTTTCCCATTTAAAGGTTGGAGGAATGTTTACATTCCAATGACTAAGGAAACGCCTCTTGGTAATTACTTTAATACTGAGGATGCTGGGACAATTGTACAAACGATGATTCATGTTAGTACGAAGAGACCTGAAATTAAAAACATCATAATAGATGATTTTCAGTACCTTCTTGCTTTTGAATTTGTTGAGAAAGCTATGACTAAAGGTTATGATAAGTTTAGTGAAATAGCAATGCATTGTATGCAAGTCCTTAATACAGGACGTAAATTACGTGGTGATATTAAAACTTTTGTTCTCGCCCACTCTGAAGATCAGGAGGTCGGTTTTGGCAACATTGTCAAAAAGATCAAGACTGTAGGAAGAATGGTAGATGAGAAGATCGAGTTACCTGGATTATTCACAGTATTGTTGTTTACAAGAACAACCTGGAATGATACTAATAAGACTCTTAGTTATGAATTTGTAACTAATCAGGATAACATATATCCCGCTAAGAGTCCTTTTGGAATGTTTAATGATTTATATATTCCAAATGATCTGGGTTTGGTTGCACGTTGTATTGATGAGTATGAAAATGTTAAATAATGTAAATTAAAAAAGCAAAGATTATGTCAAATGGAATTGATTTGAACAAGAGTGAAGATTATGTAAAGGAATTTAAAATCTTCAATGATGGAGTAGCGGGGGTAGTGGAAAATGTTAAAGTCACTATTGTAAAAAAATCTGATGCTGATACAGATAGCAAAAAGCCTGTATATAAAGTAATTGCTGAAGATGGTAAGGGTTCTGTAAATGAAGGATTTTATTATCAGGAACCTGATTCCAAAGGATTCAACAATTATCAGGCACAAAGGTTAATTATGTTGGCTAAGGGTGTATTTGGAGATAACGTAGTATTCCCAGTTTGGAATACACCAAAGGAAGTTCTTGATGGAGTTATGAATATGGTTGCTGCGGGTCTTAACAGGCCGTTCAGAGTAGCTGTGTGTTATGGTACTACCAAAAATCCTGATCAGTATCTCAATTTTAAGGCATTTGGTAGTTTTATTCAGCCAATGTCTGAGCTAAACAAACTCTCTTTCAATAAGGGAGATAATATGATTAAAGCAACAGCACCAACACCAACTCCTGCTGAGACTTTAATATCTAAGGCTGAAACATTGCCTAATGGTAATCCTGCGAATTTGGATTGGATGAAATAGTTCATTGTTGATTAGTTTTAAAGTTAGGGAGTTTTCGAAAGAGAACTCCTTTTTTATCCTGGAAAGCTTTGTTTGGTATAAGCCCTCTTAGCATATAGAGATTAAGCAGATATCATTAATCTTGGGGGGAGAAAGCCTGGTTCGATTCCAGGCTCCAGGTCTAAATTTAATAATTTTACATTATGAAAAGATTTGCAGTAGGTGATATGCATGGAGCTTATAAGGCTTTTATACAAGTTATCAAGCAATCTGGAATAGATTATGAAAATGATTTATTAATTTGTCTTGGTGATGTAGCTGATAGTTGGAGTGAGGTTCCTCTTTGTTTTGATGAGCTGTTAAAATTTAAAAACATGATTTACATTCTAGGAAATCATGACGAGTGGTTACTGAGCTGGTTTAATACCAAGGCACAGCCTCCTATTTGGACTATGCAGGGAGGAAGAGAATCTATTAATTCTTATGCTAGAAGATCATTGGCTAGAGTTGATGATGAGTCTCTTCCAGATTATAGACAACATAGAGATCTGCTTGAAAATTCTCATCTTTATTATATAACCGAAGATAATAAATGTTTTGTCCATGCGGGATTTGATTGGCACTATCCTATAGAAGAGAATCATAAAGATATATTACTATGGGATAGGGAACTATTCAGAGTGGCTTGTATGCATCAACTTTGGGTGGATAGAGGAGTAAAAGATGTTCCTTCTAAAATAGCTAAAAAGTTTGATGAAGTTTTTATAGGACATACTACAACTTCTCAGATTAATTCTGATCTTAAGCCTGTTCATGCAAGTAATGTCTGGAATTTGGATCAGGGTTGTGGATGGGAAGGTAAATTAACTCTCATGGATATTGATACCAAAGAGTATTGGCAAAGTGATTTAGTTTCAACTTTATATCCTAATGAACATGAAAGAAAATAAACCTAAGAACTTATTTGATCATAGGCTGAGGAGAGAAAAATATCCTGTGAAACTTACTAAAAAAGAAGTTGAACATTTACAGTGGATTTATAATCGTCTCAACTTCGTATATGATGAAAGTGATGGAGAAGATTATATGATAGAATTTAGAAGAATCATTTATAAAATCAGAAATAATCAAAAAGATGATCATTGATTTAAATACTCAAGCAGCTAATGTCCTTATTTCTAAGTTCATGGATAATTGGACTGATACAGGACAGGAACCCGCATATTATGTTTATAATCATAAGGGATATCAAAGCAACGAACTAAAATTTCATGAGTCTTGGGATTGGTTAATGCCTGTAGTTGATAAGATAGATAAACAACTTATCAATGGTAGATCATTTATTGAATATATAGATGGTAAATGGTGGACTAATTTTCAACATATAGCCTATTATGAATCTAATATATCTAAACTAGATTCTGTATATCATGCAGTTGTAATATATATTATAAACTTAAAGTATATATCAGATGATAAATCTGAATGATAAGAAGTATTATCATGATATGTTGTCTAAAGAACAACTACTTAAAAAGTATTCTGAGTATGATATCTTCAAGAACTATATAGGAGAGTTTGAGCTGGGAGAGACTTATAAGAGTCCTCTTCGTTATGGAGATGATATTCCCAGCTTTAATATCTTCTATAGCAAACGTCACGGATGTCTGTTATTTAAGGACTTTGCAGGTAAACGAGGTGATTGTATAGTATTTGTACAACAACTGTTAGGATTGAACTCTTATCAAGAATCTATTAATAAGATAGATGAAGATATGAGCATAGGTAGTTTAACTCCTTCTACACATAAATCTATGACTTTGATCCTGGATAAACCTTGGACAGATATTAAAATAGTTGCTAAAATCTGGGACAAGACAGAATTAGATTGGTGGTTCCAATTTGGCGTATCCATTTCTACTCTTAATAAGTATTTTGTATATCCTATCTATGGATATTATCTTAATGACTTATATATAGAAACTAAGGGTTTTGCATTTGCTTATGTAGAGGAGAAGGATGACCATATTACTTATAAAATATATCGTCCTAATGCTAGTAAACAATATAAATGGCGTACTAATCATCCCTTTGGTGTGCATCAGGGATATCGTCAGCTTCCTTTTAGTGATAAAATATTAATTATTACCAAGTCTCTTAAGGATGTCATGTCTATTTGGGAATGTACTAATATACCAGCTATAGGTATTCAGTCGGAAACTACTTTTATTAAAGATTCTGTAGTAGACGAATATAAATTTCGCTTCGATAGAGTCTTCACTCTCTTTGATAATGATCGGCAAGGTAAGGACCAGGCTGATACATATCTTAAATTATATGACATTCCTTATATACTTATACCGGACGAATATGAATGTAAAGATTTTAGTGACCTTGTTAAAAAGATGGGTCGAAAGAAAGCTATTGAAATATTTCAAACATTAATAAAATGAAAAAACTATTATTATTAATCGCATTTGTATTTATATTCTCATGCGAATCATCAGAGATAAGTGAAGATTGTTGCTGGATATGCAGAGTAAAAGTAACATATCATTACCCTAATCAACAGCCAAATTTGGTATCTGTTTGGATGGAATTTGATTCTTTGTATTGTAATTGTTCTGATGAATTTATCCAGCAGTGGGAACAGCAGAATACATGGAATGATACTATTAATAAGGTATGGACTGAACAAAAAGCAAGCTGTATAAAATAAAATAAGATGAAAACAGAAAAAATGTTAGTTAAATAAACAGAAACTATGAAACTTATAAACAATAGGTGGGTTGATGCAAATAAGAATTCTTGGAGTGCAGATATTGAAACGGAAGAATCATCAACACTAAAAAGTAAATCATTAATTAATTGCTCCGGTTGTTCCAGTTGCTCTCGTTGCTCCGATTGTTATGGTTGCTCTGGTTGCTTCGATTGCTATAGTTGCTCTGGTTGCTTCGATTGCTATAGTTGCTCTGGTTGTTCCAGTTGCTACAGTTGCTCCCGTTGCTCCGATTGCTCCGATTGCTCCGGTTGCTACGGTTGCTACCGTTGCTCAGGTTGCTCCGAGTATAAGAATAATCCTCAGCGTTATATAACTCCGTTTATCGGAAGCAGAAATTCACAGACATCAATTTATTGGACGAATAAAGATGATGTTCAAATAATCTGCGGTTGTTGGAGAGGTAATATTAAAGAATTTGAAGATAGGGTAAGAGATGTTCATGCAGAAACTGAATATCTAAGTCCTTATTTGGAACAGATAGAAATATTCAAAATGTTAGTTAAATAAACAGAAATTATGAAGGCGGAAGAATTACTAAATGAAATAACTGATGATATAGGAATAACTATGTCCACTTTATCGAAGACTGTTGCAGTTGAAGCGATGGAAGAATATGCTCAACAGCAATGTAAGAAACGTGATGAACTGATAAAGGCAATGGACGAATATATCCATCTTTTGATATGCTCAAGTTATCCTGAAAATAATGTTACTACTCAAGACTTTAAGGACTCAGAGAGCAAGATTGAACAACTTAAATCAGAAATACAATGAGCTTACAAAGAAGACTTGAAAAAGAAATTGAATCAATCGAAAATGATGATTCATTAACCAATGATGAGAAAGCAAGGGAAATCAGAGAACTCGAAAGAGATGCTTATAATTATGCAAGAGAACAGGCACAAGAAAGATATAATGATGAAATGGAACGTAACGGATATTATGAATATTAACTATAAACAGAAAGGATTGCCGTTATGAAAAAACGAATTATTGAGTTAATGACGCTATTTGGCTATGAATATATTAAAGAACAGCCAAGCAAAAGACTTCTATTTTACGAGCCTGAATCAGAAGAGACTATACAGATATGGAAGAAAAAAACCATAAAAGAGACGGAATTATTTACTGCCCAACTGATTAGAAACAGAGTGTTAAATACAGGAAAATCTATCGGACGTTTTGAAGTGCAAAATGCAATTTTTAGGGCATTAGGTTTAGAGAAAGGATTGCCGTTATGACAACAGAAGAAAAGATATTAGAGATAATGACAGGGTATGGACTTGCCAATTATAAACCTTATGCTACTCTCAAAGAATTTTCTAAAGAGATTGCATCACTATTTGAGCAACAATGCAAGAAACAGTTGAGTGAAGAATTATATAAGTTTTTTATAACACTACACCCTTATAATAACAATGGTGAAGACATTATAGACGAATATCTAAAACAGAAAGGATTGCCGTTATGAAAGAATACTTTGAAAAGGTCTATATAAAGACTGAAGATGATTTGCCTGAAAAAGTAGGTAATTATTTTGTTCAGCTTACAAATGGGCATGGGCAAATATTACATTTCCCATTTAAAGGAGATGTTGGATGGAAAGTAGATGAATATAATTGGCTCGATACTGTTGAATATTATCTCCGTCCTATTGAACATGATTGCTACCCGAAAGAGTTTGTTGAGTGGAAGGAATTGAAATATGTATATATTAAATCAACGAAGGATTACATCATTTTATATCCTTATGAGAAAAATACCGAATATATACATTATACTCTTGATGAACTATACACCTATTGGAAAAAGGAGGTACGGAAATGAAACCAAAATACTCAGGTAAAAAATCATATAAATTTTGGAATAAAGTTAATGCACTTAATGGAGGTAACTATCAGGAATTATATGCACTTGGATGTTGTTTGCAAAACATGGAAGAGTTTGTTTTAAAAGCATTAAAAGATGCAGAAGATGATGAAATGGAACATAAAAGTAAAAATAAATGAAAATCTATTTTGTATTTAGAAATCATTTTAAATTACTAAAGGTGCTTCATTTAGGATTTAATATAAGTACTTGCACTGACACATTACATTTTGGTATAAATATTAGTTTGTTATTTATTACAATAGGATTTCACGTTTATAAAACTATTAAGCTATGAAACGAGAACAGATAATTGAAATACTGATATCCAATGAAGAACCATTAGCTATGGACTTATTTGGAATTAGCGAAGAACAATATCCTACTATTGCCGATGCTATCATGGCACTACCGATTGAGATTCCAAGTGATGAAGAAGCAGAAGATATGGCTACTTTATATGCTTCTGAAGAAGGTGGAGAGGATTTTGAACAGATGCTTCAGCAGCCTGATTTTATAGCATTTTATGATGGTGCAATAAAAATGAGAGACGACATAATAAGAAGAAACAAATGAGAATAGAATTTATGAAAATCCATCCTCAGCTTGAAAAAGAGCTGAATGTTCAACCGAAGTATCATATTGTCAAGTCAAAAGACTTAGATAAACTTTTTACTTTCCTAATATTAAATCCGAGGGTACTTGAGGCAGTTATAGGAAAGGAAGAATTTGATCGTCAATGGAACGCTAAATCAGATGAAAAAAGTGAATAACTTTATAATATTAGTGTTGTATAATTCAATAATATTTCTTATTTTCCTAACATGAAAGACACCACCTATTTTTCACATGACTCCGATGCAAGAAATGATCTCAAATGCAAGGCACTAATTAAGAAATACGGTATGGAAGGCTACGGGATGTATTGGGTAGTGATCGAGCTTATGAGGTCACAGGAAGGTTATAAACTCCCAAAAAAGGAGTATGTCTATCAAGGTATTTGTGATGAGATCGGAAAGGATATACAGTTTGTAAAACAATTCTTGGATGACTGCTCAAATATATTTGAACTGTTCATATCAAACGGGGAATACTTTTTCAGTCAATCCCTACTTGACAGGATGAAGAAGAAGGATGAAAAGTCTGAGAAGAACCGTAAAGCCGGTTATGCCTCAGCTGAGGCTCGTGGTTACACCTCAGCCGAAACCCGAAAAAAACAGGGTTTATCAACAGTTAACGAACAGGTTGTAAACAACCCTGA